ACGTGTTCACCGCGACGGAAAACGTCGTCGTCGACAGCACCGTGACGGCCAATTCTGAATTGATGGCCGGGCCCGCGAGCGAATTCCCCGCGATCAATACGACCTGCGCCGACGTGAGCCCATGCGGGACGGACGTCGTGACGACACACGGGTTCGCTTTCGTCGCCGACGCGATCGGAATGTTCTGCTGGGACGTGTCGAGCGTGTAGTCGACGGAGTTCCCGTCGGTCTTCGTATTCCAATCGACCGTCTTCGCGGTCTGACTCTGCACAATCACGCCGCGATCGATCGTGCCCGAGACGTTGTACGTGACGTTGGCTTTGGTCAGCTCGCCGACCTGCCCTAGCACTTCGTACGCCATCCCGTACAGCCCAGAGACGCCCAGAAACGGCTTGCCAATCGTGTTGCCGGCAAACGCCGCACAGAGGACGCGACTGACCTGGAGATTGGCGATCGTCGACAACAGGGCGTGAATCCCATTCGTCACGTCATCAAGAAACGCGCCGGTCTGCGTCACGCTCAGCGTGGAGACGCCAGTCGGCCCTTGTGCTTGTTTGTCATCCCCGAGGCCGTCCGTCCGTGTCATGCCGGCCGAGCTCTTGTGCGTGAAGCTTTGGAGCTTCGCCGAGAGAAAGTCGTAGCCGTCGACGAGCAGGACGCCGAAGTCTTTGGAGCCGAGCTTGCCGCTCATGTGGACAGGTCCTCCCACGCGGTGTCGAGGGGTTCAATCTGCCCGCTCGCGAGGAGCTGCTCGAGACTCTCGACGGGGACCCGTTCACATGTCTCGCCGGGTTGCGCCAGTGTTTCGTCGGCCTTCGTGCTCAAGCGCACGCGCGCGCGGAAGTCGGCGCCGTTCAGCGCATCAGCCATGCCATACCTCCTCGACCCATTCATAGGCCGGGCTGCAGCCGCCGTTACAGACGGGATGTCGCGGTCCGAAGCCGCCCGACGGCACGCGCTTGTCTGGACCCGCCCCACACTTCGGACAGACGTCGGAAACGGGCCGCCGTGCCGGCTGCCCCTGCGGATTGAGGATGACGGGCTTGTCCATCACGCGACCACCGCGAAGAAGCGAAACCGCTGGATGAGCTCCTTGACTTTCACGCCCGCGACGATCTGATCGCCGAGGTTGATCGATTTCCCGTTCCGGAAGATGGCCACACTCGAGAAGCCGGCAACCGTCGGCGGATCCGCCAACAGCTCAATCACCTTCGCCATGATGGTCTGGGCCTCGTGCATCCCTTCGTACTGCGAATAGACGTGCACCAGAATGTCGATATCGAACACGCTGCCCGGGGTCCCGGATTTGGCGCCGAGTCCGCCGAGGTCCTCTTCGTCGACGTCATACTGCACGAACGGGTACCCCGACCCTTGCGCGATGTCGTCGCCGATCCCGCCGGTGGCGAGCGCGGTGAGCGCCGCGACGTGGAGCAACGTGTAGATCCCGGCCGACACGGGCGCCAGCGCCGAATAGCTCGTCACGCCTGCACTTCCGAGCAGACCAGATAGAGTTCCCGCCCCCGGGCATCGGGGTCATAGAAGCTCTCGATCTGAATCGTCCGCGTCCCCACCACAATGCGGTCCTTCACCGAAATGTCCGAGCGAAACCAAATCTCGAACACCGAGGAGAGCACTGCCGTCACCTGGCCCGCGATCAGCGATTCCCGCCCCGTCAAGGGACGCTCGTACGCCCACACGGTGCAACGTGTCGTCGTGTACGACGCGATCTTGCCGCCCTGGCCGTCGGGCGTTTCGGTCCGCGGCTTGATGACGATGCGCGTGCTCTTGTCCCCGATCGTCATGCCGCGCACGCAAAGGCTTTAAACGGCCACAGCAACGCTTCGACGCCGAACGGCAATACTTCGACGGAGCCGCGGACGATCTGGCCCGCTTCGCGGTTGAACCACCAGTTGCCGATCAGTAGCTTCATCGCCGCTTTGATTTCGGCGGGCACGTCCTTCAGCGCCCCATAGCCCGCCACGAACCGCACCGTCACCGCGTTCATCACCAGCCGCGTCACCGGATAGATCTGCTGATACGCGGGCAGGATGCGCCCGTACCCAGCGTTCGGCCCGGCCGGCAGATCGGTCTCGTAGAGCGAAGGACTCCAGGTCTGTGTCGCGCCGGCCATGTCGATATAACTGATGCTTGTGACGGACTGCACCGGCGGCATCGGCAGCGTGATCGGCGCCAGCCAATTCGGAAACGCGTCGAGCTTGAGATCCCAGGTCTGTGTGATCAGCGCGCGATGGGTGAAGCTCTCCACAAATCCGCGCGCGGCCACGATCAGCGTCTGGATCAGCGCATCTTCATCGGTCGAATCGACCTTGCACTGCGCCTTCGCCTCGAGCAACGTCAACGGCTCGATCGCCGGGGCCGCGACCAGAGAGAGGGCCATCGGGACGCACCAGCCCTACTCGAGGGTGAGCTGCTCTTCGTACCAGAACGCGCCGGTGGTGAACGTCTGGCCGACGAGCGATGACACCACATGGAGACAGAGCGAGCACTGCGGCGGCACGATGATCCGTCCGTCCACGTTGCCGATGACCGCCCCGAACGGCACGACACCGCCCGCGCCCTTCTGATACGCCTGGGTCCAAGGGAACCAGCCGTTGGCGACCACGGTGGTCCCGACCGCGTTGATGACCGGACCGCCGTAGCTCTTGCCGGACAGGCCATTGACCGACAGCGAGGCGCTCGACGGCGCTGCCTTGGCCTGCGTGACCATTGCCCAGAGCGAGAAGCCTTCGATCACGTTCGTGCTGACCAGGTTGAACGCGAACACGCGGTCGATGACCAGGCTCCGCCCGGTCGTGCCATAGCCATTCCACAGCTCGAGCGCCGCCACCGTCGAGGGGCGGACCACGAGGCCCGCGATCGCCGCAGTCGCCATCGTGCCCCAGCCATTGCCGCGGCGCACCATTTCGGTGCATTGCGGGAAGCCGCCGGCGACGAGCTGCTCGCCGAACTCATTGAGCTGCACGGTCGCCGGATTGACCGTGGCGCCTTTTCGAATATTTCCCTGAATCGGGTCGGCCATGTGCGTGCTCTCCTAACCTAAAGCGCTACGCCGAGACGACGAGCGCGCCGTCATCGATCGGGAAATAGAACAGATCCCATTTCGTGGCGCCGGTCTTCGACGCGCCCGTGATGAGGTCGATGTAGCCCGTGGTCGCGATGAATTCATGCGCGCCGTTGGCGAAGAACGCCGCGCCAGCATTGCCCTTGACGATGGCCGTGCCGTCCCCCTCGACGATGAGTCTGCCGCCCACTTCGAGCGAGGAGATGTCCACGGTCGACGCGATGTCGACCGCCGTGCCGACCGTCGGCGTCCCGGTAATCTTGATCACGGGATCCGACGACTGAATGATCGTGGTCACTTCGCCGAAGAGCAGCGTCACCATTACGCGCCCGCCGGTGATGACGAAGAGGTGCCCCGTCGTCGACTGCGGGAGCGCGGCCGCCGCCTTCGCGACGTGCTCGCCGTAGACGCCCAGCGAGAGCGCGTCGCGCTGGGACTGATTGATGTTCGGCATGCTGAAGTCCTTCGCCTAGTCGAGAATCGCCGACGGGATCGTCGTCTGCTGGAAGTTCGGCATGATGATCCACTCGCCCGCAACGAAGTCCGTCGCTTGGCTCGACGTCGCGATCGTGCAGTACACGCAGTCGTAACCATCCGTCAGCGAGGCCGGATCGATCTCGAAGACGACGACTTTGTTCTTCACGTCGGCCGCCATCGCGTAGCTGGCGCCGGCGGTCTGCGCGACAAGCGTGTCGGTCGCCCCCGTATCCTCGTTCGCCCAGATGCGGCACGTCGGGCCCGCAGCATTCGTCGCCGCGGCGATGTCGGTGGCCTGTTTGATCGTGGGGGTCGACGCGAAGCCGACTGCATTGGTGAAGTGCAGGATCAGCCACGCCTTGATCGCGCCCTTGAGCGTGATGACCTGCGAGGTCAGCGCCGCGTTCGTCGTCTTCGGGGCGAACGCCTGGACGATCTTGAAGCGCGTCGGGATGGAGATGTTCATACGCGTTGACTCCTCAACAGAAAC